AGAGGAACAAAAGAAACAAACTCAAAAAAACAAAGAAGCCGCATCAGCTTGGAAGAAAGAAGCTAAGAAATTAGGAATGAATGATAAGGAATATGTTGACCATTTAGCAAAGGATAAAAAATCGGCAGGAAGAAAAGCTTCGGGAGAGACACCAAATCCAGCTGGTAAAGAATTAAAGTATAAGGTATTTGATAGAGAAAGTGGAAAATTAATTGATAAGTCAGAAAAATCATCAAAGGAGATGTTTGATGATGAAATTAATGATTTTATTCAAAAAAAGAATGATGCTGCTAAAAAACAGTTAGATGATTATAAAAAGGCACAGGGTGTAGAAGACGAACCAGAAGATGAGGAAGAACCAGAAACAGCAGATGATGAAACAGGAGAAGATGAGGGAGAAGATGATGAAACAGGAGAAGATGAACCAGTAACAGACCCCAAACAAGCTACACAAATTTATGTAGATAAAGGAAGAGCCCCAAAAGGTTGGGAATGGCAACGAGATGATGAGGGTGGTAAAGTTCCAAATTTTGATAATAAGAACAAAAAGGGACAAATTTTAACTAATAAAGATGCTGAAGCATTTAGAGAAAAGAAAAGACAAGAGAAAGAAAGAGAAAGAGCTCAAAATAAAAAACCAACAAGGGGGATGTCTTCTCAAGACCGTATGAAATCGAAACAGGATGCACAAAAGAAAAAGCAAGATTCTGGGCCTAAAGTATCGGGGAAAGATACAAGTGCTGCAGATAAAATGTTAAGGAGAAACGATAGAGTGTTAAAATTTGGAGAATTTATCACAGAAGATGTGATGAAAGACTTAAAATTAGCGGCCAAGTCAAAGAAAGATAGTGAAATTACATTAGATGATGGAACGGATATACCAATGGATGCTTTCACAGCTGAAATTTTGGTTAAATATATAGAAGGACTAAGCTCTTCAGAAAAAAATAGAGTTATTAAACAAATCCAAAGAACAGAACGTGCATTCATGAAAGTTCTTGGGAAAGCTCATGAGGGATAACATTTAAATATCAAGCTAGAATGAAGTTTGGTGTTAAAAGGATAACAGATGGCTATAACTAAATTAACAAATACTATAACGGATACTAATACAAGGTATTCAGTACAACATACTGGACTTGCTGATGGTGCAACTCAACTTACTGATAGTATCTGGGCTAACCTTTCCGCATTAAAATATGCCACAGCTACTGTAACTTTGGCAGCTGCACCAACGGCTAATTTTTGTATTGGAGAAACAGTAACTACAAATGATGGTACTCCAATATATGTGAGAGTTACGGATTACACTGCTGGAGCGGCAACTTTTAAATGTTATAAGGTTACAAGTGCTACTGATATAACCCCTCTGGCTTGGACTGCAGAAACTGCAACAGATATTGGTACAGGAAAAACATTGACAGGAAGTGTATCTGGACTTGCTTCTCAACTTACACATGGTAGTACAAGAGTAGCCATCTCTGCACCAACAATCAATCTTAGAAAACTTTGGTGGAATATAGCATCTGGTATTGACCATACTAGAGTTTACTTTGATGGAAGTACTACAGAACAAACTATTGCTTATTTAAGAGGTGGTAATGGTTATATAAATTATGCAGGTGGAGGTAATCATATCGGAGCAATAGGTATGGGGGCTGCAGCTGGAAATTCTAGTAATGTACTTGGAGATGTTAATGTAACAACGATAGGTGTTGCTTCAGCTGATAGTTATATGATAGGAATAGAAATAGGAAAAATTGCAGGGTTTGATTTACCCAATTTTGAGAAAAATGCCACACTTGGATATAATCGTGATCAACATGGTTTTGGAGACACATATTAATGAAAACATTAGCTGAATTTCAATTAGAGTTAATGGAATTTACTGTCGCTAAAAGAGAGAAGGTGAAAGCCGCCGACAGAATGAAGAAGAAGCGAGAATATAGAAAAATTAGACAAAAGAAAAAAAGACAAATGATAAAGTATCGGAAAACGGCGGGATTTAAAAAATTACAAAGAAAAAGTGAAAGAATGGCAAAACGAGGACTTACTGCTACAGGAAAGAAAATTTCAGTTAGAGGTGGTACTGGTGCAGCCCAACGAGCAAAAGAAAAGAAAACAGAGTTGAAGAAATGAGGACTTATTCTGAATTAATAGAAGTAATGACTCAACAACAGAGAATTAAGCGGAGTATTGTTAGTAAAAAGGTAGCTAAGATTGCAGCTCGAAAAAGAGCAATAACAGCGAAAAAGCCTCCTACTAAAAAGAAAATTGACCAGGCGGTTCAGCGTCAAGTGAGGAAAAAGGCTTTAACTATAGTAGATAAATCACACGTTTATCATTCTGCTGCAGCTGCAACAAAAGCACAGATAGAAAAGAAAGCAACAAAATTAGAAAAGAAAAAAGGAAAAATCTGGGCTAAAAAACTTAGACCAACAATTGCACAAAAAATGAAAGATGATTTCAGAAAAAGAACAAAGATGGGTAAGACGCCAGGACAACCAAAACCTACAGGATTCGCTGATGAAAGCGGTGAAAGTACAAGCGATGAAGACTAGAATCATAAACGGAGAGGACTATGAAGTTAATTAGCGAAGAAGCAACCAATGTAGAATTTCTTACCGAAGCTACAAAAAAAGGTGAGAAGAATTACTTCATTGAGGGGGTTTTCATGCAATCCAATACGAAAAATCGTAATGGTAGAATTTATCCTCAGGCAATTCTTCAAAAAGAAGCCAAAAGATATACTGATGAGTTCATCGCAAAGAAAAGAGCTTTCGGTGAATTAGGACATCCAGACGGACCAACTGTAAATTTGGAACGTGTTTCTCACATGATTGAGGAATTACAAGAAGTTGACCAAAACTTTATGGGAAGAGCTAAGATTCTGGATACTCCATACGGAAAAATTGTAAAGAATTTGATTGATGAAGGTGCACGTTTAGGTGTGTCATCAAGAGGAATGGGTTCATTAAAACCTAGTAAGGACGGTGTTCAGGAGGTTCAGGATGATTTTTATCTTGCAACTGCCGCTGATATAGTAGCTGATCCTTCCGCTCCTGAAGCATTTGTGGCTGGAATTATGGAAGGCCGGGAATGGATTTGGGATAATGGACTTCTGAAAGAAGCAGAAATCCAATTGATTAAGGAAAAAGTAGAGAAATCTTCAAGAAAAGACAGAGAGCAGACACTCGTTAGTGCTTTTGAAGACTTCATAACCAAACTGTAAAAGTTTATATTTTTATAAATAATAATAATAAGATTTACTAATTTAATAGGAGATTTTCAATGTCTGAAGAAATTTTGGAACAACAGTCTGAAGAAGAACTGGAACAAGAGCAATTAGCTGTGCAAGAGTCTTCAGGCAAAAAGATTAAAGAAGATGACGCACCTGAAGAAGAAGAGGGTGATGAAGAAGAAGTAGAAGAACAAGCTGACCCAGAAGAAGAAGGCGATGAGGAAGAAGAAGAGGTTGAAGAAGCCGTTCAGATTCCTAAAACTAAAGCTGGAATGGTTAAAGCTATCTACGACCAACTCAATTCTATGAAAAAGGCTGAATTATCAGATTCTTTTGGTAAAATCATGGGGTCTACACTTGCTGAGGAAGACGAGGAAGGTGAAGGCGACGATGATGAAGAAGAAGTACCAGCAGAATCTAAAAAACTCAAGAAAGAAGATCTAAAAATTGATGTTAAGGAAGACATCGAAGCCATTACAAGTGGTGAAGATCTTTCTGAAGAGTTCAAAACTAAAGCAGCAACAATTTTTGAAACTGCTGTTTCAGCTAAGGTTCTGGCCGAAGTAAATGAAAGATTAGCACATTACGAGGAAGAGTACAAAAAAGAACTTGATGAAGCCAAAGAAGCTCATAATTCTACAATGTCCGAAAAAGTTGACGGATATCTTAATTACGTTGTAGAAGAGTGGATGAAAGAGAATGAAATTGCAGTCGAGAAAGGAATTCGTTCTGAACTCGTAGAAGATTTCATGACTGGCCTCAAGAATCTCTTCCAAGAGCACTATATTGACATTCCAGAAGAGAAAGTTGACTTAGTTGACGATCTCTTTGAAAAAGTCGAAGAACTAGAGAAAAAACTTGATGAATCCATTAATCATAATGTAGGCATTAAGACAGAACTCGCTAAGTTCAAAAGAGAGGAATCTCTGAGAGAAGTTTCTCAAGATCTCGCAGATACAGAGAAAGAAAAACTTGGTAAACTAGCCGAAGGTATAGATTACGAAGATGAGAAACAATTTTCAGAAAAACTTGAAGTTATTAAGGAAAATTATTTTCCGAAAACTACCGATTCAACACAACCTTTAACTGAAGAAGTTGAAAACACTACCGAGACTGAAGAAGTTGAAGAAAAGGTTGATGAAAATATGAGCATTTATGTCGATGCTATGAAACGACATAACTAATTTTAGTATTAATTTTTAAACATTAACCACTTTAGGAGATTAACAAATGTATCTAGCTGAAGGACTTCAGAAGAAGTGGGCTCCTGTCTTAGACCATGGCGACATGCCTAAGATCAAGGACCGATATAGAAGAGCAGTAACCGCTGTCCTTCTGGAAAACCAAGAAATTGCCATGAAAGAACAGGCTAGTCAAGGTCAACAATCAATGTTGACAGAGGCTATTCCTACGAATAACATTTCAGCCGGTGGTCAAGTACAATATGCTGACCCTGTTTTGATTTCCATGATTCGTAGAGCAATGCCTAATCTTATTGCTTATGATGTCTGTGGTGTACAACCCATGACAGGACCAACAGGACTTATTTTCGCAATGCGTCCTAAATATGATTCACAAAGTGGACCCGATGCATTTGTTGACGGCCCATTGGCTCATTGGTCTGGATCTGGTACTGCAGCATCTAACGTCACCGCTGGTG